TATGAGTTATATGTTTTGTGATAGTAAATTCAATGGAGATATATCTCAATGGAATGTATCTAGCGTATCCAATATGAGTTTTTTATTTGAATATGGTGATTTTAATCAAGATATATCTCAATGGAACGTATCTAGCGTAACTAATATGCAAAATATGTTTTCTAATAGTAAATTTAATGGAGATATATCTAATTGGGATGTGTCTAATGTTACTAATATGACACATATGTTTTCAAATACCAAATTCAATGGAAATATATCTGATTGGGATGTGTCTAGTGTAACTGATATGAATAATCTATTCTTTTTCAGCGAATTCAACGGAGACATATCTAAGTGGGATGTGTCAAATGTGAAAAAGATGTTTCATATGTTCATAAATAGTAAATTTAATCAAGATATATCTAGTTGGGATGTGACAAAAGTTACTGATGTGAGCTTTATGTTTGGTTATAGTAAATTTAATCAAGATATATCTAATTGGGACGTATCGGGAAAATTAAAAGATTTTATGTTTGAGGGGTGTGATATTGAAAGCTCTTTTAAACCAAATTTTAATCAAAGACTGTATTAAATACTGAAATAAAGGGAAAGATGAGTTTCAAACAAATATTAAAAAGGTAAAAAATGAACTCAAACGAAATAATAGCAACTAATGAAACAATTAAAGAGATTGTTAGAAATGAAATAAACAGACTAGGTGAAGAAGCTGATTTAAATCACATTGATGTATCTAATGTAACTGATATGAGTGGTTTATTTTTAGCTAGTAGTTTTGATGGTGACATTTCAAAATGGAATGTGTCAAACGTAACTGATATGAGTTATATGTTTGCTGAGAGTAAATTTAATGGAAATATATCTGGTTGGAACGTATCTAATGTAACAATTATGGGGGATTTGTTCGCTGATAGTAAATTTAACAAAGACATTTCTGAGTGGGATGTATCGAATGTGAAAAATACGCGTTTTATGTTTTCTAATAGTGAATTTAACAAAGACATTTCTGAATGGGATGTATCGAATGTGGTTGATATGCGTTTTATGTTTCATAGTAGTAGAAAATTTAACAGGAACATTTCTGGATGGGATGTATCAAATGTTGAAAATATGGGCTTTATGTTTCATAATAGCCCATTTAATAAAAAGATTTCTGAATGGGATGTATCGAATGTAACTGATATGCATAATATGTTTTCCTTTAGTAACTTTAATCAAGATATATCTGAATGGGACGTGTCTAGTGTAACTCATATGTATAATATGTTCGCTTATAGTAAATTCAACGGAGATATATCTGATTGGAACGTATCTAATGTAAAAGACATGCGTAATATGTTTTATGAAAGTAAATTCAATAAAGATGTATCTAAGTGGAATGTATCAAACGTAACTGACACACATAATATGTTTTATAAAAGTAAATTTAATCAAGATATATCTAAGTGGGATGTATCAAATGTAACTGATATGAGTGGTATGTTTTATAAAAGTAAATTTAACAAAGACATTTCTGATTGGAATGTATCAAACGTAACCGATATGCGGCAAATGTTCGCTGAAAGTGATTTTAACGGAGACATATCTAAGTGGGTGATTTCAAGTGACATAAATATAGGGTTTAACACGATAAAGGGTAAAAATGAGTACAAATAAAATAATAGCAACTAATGAAACAATTAAAGAAATAGTTGAAAATGAAATAAAGAGGCTAGGAAATAAAGCTGATTTAAATCATATTGATGTATCTAAAGTAACTGATATGAGTGGTGTGTTCTTCAATACTATATTTAATGGAGATATATCTCTGTGGGATGTATCAAATGTAACTGATATGAATTATATGTTTGCAATGAGTAAATTCAATGGAAATATATCTCAATGGAATGTATCAAATGTAACTAATATGGGAGGTATGTTTGCTGATAGTGAATTTAATAAAAAGATTTCAGATTGGGATGTGTCAAATGTAACTGAAATGGAAGCTATGTTTTATAAAAGTAAATTCAACAAAGACATTTCTGATTGGGATGTGTCAAGCGTGAGAAAAATGAGAACTTTATTTGCTCAAAGCAAATTTAACGGAGATATATCTAAATGGGATGTATCTAAGGTAACTGATATGAGAGCTTTATTTGCTTATAGTGAATTCAACAAAGACATTTCTGAATGGGATGTATCGAATGTGGTTGATATGTCAATGATGTTCTCTGGAAGTATCTTTAACAAAGAAATATCTGGATGGGATGTATCTAGTGTAGAGGATATGTCTTCCTTATTCTCTAATAGTGAATTCAACGGAGATATATCTCAATGGAATACCTTTTGTGTAAAAAATATGAGTTTTATGTTTTCTAATAGTAAATTCAACGGAGACATTTCTGAATGGAATGTGCGAAGCGTGAGAGATATGGGAGAAATGTTTTTTAATAGCAAATTCAATGGAGATTTATCTAGGTGGCGTATAAGTGGAAAATACACCACGTTGAATATGTGTAATAAAAAACCATCAGATGACATCATTGTGGATAAAAAGACAAAAATAACAAATGAAAACATATCTGAAATAGTAAAAAAAGAAATAAAGAGGCTAGGTAATGAAGCTGATTTGAATCATATTGATGTTAGTAAAGTAACGAATATGGGAGGTTTATTCAAATTTAAAATGTTTAACGGAGATATATCTCAATGGGATGTGTCAAACGTAACTTGTATGAAAGAAATGTTTTTTGGGAGTAAATTCAACGGAGATTTATCTAATTGGGATGTCTCAAAGGTTACTAATATGGGAAATATGTTCGCTCATAGTGAATTTAACAAAGACATTTCTAGTTGGAACGTATCTAGTGTAACAAATATGACACATATGTTTGAAACTGTCAAATTTAACGGAGATATATCTGAGTGGGACGTGTCAAATGTAAAAAATATGAGTTTTATGTTTTATATTAGCAAATTTAACGGAGATATATCTAAATGGGAAACATCCAGTGTAACTAATATGATGCATATGTTTTATGGTAGCCATTTCAACGGAGATATATCTGAGTGGGATGTATCAAATGTGACTGATATGAGTCATATGTTTGCTACCAGTAAATTCAATAAAATCATATCTAAGTGGGATGTGTCAAGCGTAAGAAATATGTATTTTATGTTTGGATATAGCGTTTTTAATGGGGATATATCTCAATGGGACGTGTCAAATGTGATAGATATGAGTTTTATGTTCCAAAATAGTAAATTCAACGGAGATATATCTGAATGGGATGTATCTAATGTGAAAAATATGTATTTTATGTTTTCTGAAAGTGAATTTAATGGAGACATATCTAAGTGGAACGTGTCTAATGTAAGAAATACGAACCATATGTTTTGTTTTAGTAAATTTAATCAAGATATTTCCAATTGGGATATATCGAATGTAACTAATATGCATAATATGTTTTATGACAGTGTTTTCGACAAGGATATTTCTGGTTGGAATTTACCTAAAACAAGAAATTATGATTTATTTGGAGAATTTGAAACCTCTATAATAATTAATAATTCAAAGGTAAATAAATGAAAAAAATAAAAGCTTCAAATAAAACAATATTAGAGATAGTTAATAAAGAAATAAAAAGACTAGGAAATGAAGCTGATTTAAATCATATTGATGTTTCGGATGTAACTAAAATGAACCTTTTATTTTTAAGGAGTTCCTTTAATGGGGATATATCTAATTGGGATGTATCAAATGTGACTTCTATGTGCGGTGCATTTAGAAATAGCGTATTTAACGGAGATATATCTAAGTGGAACGTATCTAGGGTAACTGATATGTGTGGGATGTTTAGAGATAGCGAATTTAATCAGGATATTTCTAATTGGGATGCGTCTAGTGTTTCAAATATGGAAATTATGTTTGGTGTGAGTAAATTTAACAAAAACATATCTCAATGGGATGTATCTAATGTAATTTTTATGGGTTTTATGTTTTGTGAAAGTGAATTTAATCAAGATATATCTAAGTGGAATGTTTCAAATGTAACTGATATGGGATATATGTTCTCTAAAAGCAAATTTAACAAAGATGTATCTGGTTGGGATATGCCCAGCGTAGGAAATATGAAAAATATGTTTTATGGTTGTGATATCAAACCTGAATATAAACCAAATTTCGATTAAAGAGCTGAAATTAATTTGTAATTTAAGTTTGTTTTAAGAATATTTTAATATAATATTAGATATGGTATTATATAAAGAAATTTAGATTAAATTTAGATTACTTTTAAAAGTTAAAGGAAAAAGATGAGTTTTAAACAAATACTAGAGGGTGTTGAAAATAAACCTGAAACAATCATAGCTTCAGATAAAACAATTAAAGCTATTGTTACAAATGAAATAAAAAGGCTTGGAAATGAAGCTGATTTAAATCACATTGATGTGAGTGAAGTAACTGATATGAGCCTTATGTTCGTTAAAAGTAAATTTAATGGAAACATATCTGATTGGGATGTCTCCAAAGTAACAAATATGAGCGATATGTTCGCTAAAAGTAAATTTAATGGAGACATATTTGATTGGGATGTCTCCAAAGTAACAAATATGAGACATATGTTTTATGGTAGCGTATTCAATAAAGATATTTCTAAGTGGGATGTCTCCAAAGTAACTGATATGTGCGGTTTGTTTTTTGAAAGTAAATTTAATGGAGATATATCTAAGTGGGATGTATCAAATGTGATAGATATGTGTGGAATGTTTATGGAAAGTAAATTCGATAAAGACATTTCTGATTGGAATGTGTCTAGTGTAACTAATATGAGACATATGTTTGCTGAAAGTGAATTCAATAAAGACATTTCTGATTGGAATATCTCTTTTGTGATAGATATGAGATATATGTTTTTTAAATGTATTTTCAATCAAGACATTTCTAAATGGAATATATCTGATATAACTGATATAAGTTATATGTTTTATGCTAGTGTTATCAAATCTGAATTTAAGCCAAATTACGATTAAAGAGTTGAAATTAATTTATAATTTAAGTATTTTTAGTATGATATCAGATTACTTTTAAAAATTAAAGGAAAGATGAGTTTTAAACAAATACTAGAGGTGTATAAAAACCTGAAACAATTATAGCAACAAATACGACAATTAGAGCTATCGTTTTAAGTAAATATCAAAGGGGTTTATAAACCTAAACAAAAAATTAAAAAGGTAAATAAATGGGTAAAATAAAAGTTACAAATAAAACAATATATGAGATAGTTAATAAGGAAATAAGAAGACTTGGGAATAAGTCTAATTTAAATCATATTGATGTTTCGGATGTAACTGATTTAAGCTTTCTATTTTATAGGAGTGATTTCAACGGAGATATATCTGAGTGGGATGTGTCTAATGTAACTGATATGAGTTTTATGTTCCAAAATAGTAAATTCAACGGAGATATATCTGAGTGGGATGTGTCTAATGTAACTGATATGAAATATGTGTTTGCTAGTAGTAAATTCAAAAAAGATATATCAAAATGGAATGTATCTGATGTAGAAGATATGAGCTATATGTTTTATGATAGTGAATTTAATAAAGACATTTCTGGTTGGGGCGTATCTAATGTAAAAGATGTGATATTTATGTTTGCTCACAGTAAATTTAACAAAGACATATCTAGTTGGAATATGAAAAAAGTAAAAGATATGAGTTATGTGTTCTCTAACAGTAAATTCAACGGAGATATATCTGGTTGGGATGTTAGTAATGTTAGTAATATGAATTATATGTTTGCTAATAGTAAATTCAATAAAGACATTTCTGATTGGAACGTGTCAGGTGTAAGGAATATGTATTCTATGTTTTCTCAAAGTGAATTTAATCGGGACATATCTGAGTGGGACGTATCTTTTGTTTTAGATATGAGTCATATGTTTTATGAAAGTAAATTCAATAAAGACATTTCAAAATGGAATGTGTCTTTTGTGATAGATATGGACTATATGTTTTATAAAGGTAATTTCAATAAAGATATATCTGAGTGGGATGTGTCTAGCGTAAAAGAAATGAACTTTACGTTTTTAGGTAGTAAATTTAACAAAGACATTTCAAAATGGCGTGTATCAGATGCGACTGATATGAGTTATATGTTTGCTAATAGTAAATTTAATGATGACGTATCTAAGGAGAAAAATTAAATTTTAGGATTATAAATATCTTTATGATATGTATATGTTTTTGATTAAAGAGTTGAAATTAATTTGTGATTTAAGTTTGTTTTAAGTATATTTTGATATAATATAGCATCAAATAAATTTAGATTACTTTTTAAAATCAAAGGAAAGGGAGGAATTTAAAGAAATACTTTAGGCGTTAGAAATAAACCTGAAACAATTATGGTATCAAATAAAACAATTAAATATAAGGTGAAAGATGGAATTTAAAGAAATACTAGAGAGTGTTAGAAATAAGCCTGAAACAATTAAAGCAACAAATAAAACAATTAAAGATATTGTCAAAGATGAAATAAAAAGGCTTGGAAATACAGCAGATTTAAATCACATTGATGTGAGCGAAGTAACCGATATGAGTCATATGTTTTCTGAAAGTGAATTCAATGGAGACATTTCTAAGTGGGATGTATCTAGTGTAAAAGAGATGGTTTCTATGTTTGTTGCAAGTAAATTCAATGGGGATATTTCTGAGTGGGATGTGTCTAGCGTAACTGAAATGAGAGAGATGTTTTTTGAAAGTATATTCAACAGAGACATTTCTGAGTGGGATGTGTCTAACGTAACGAATATGGTTAATATGTTTTATAGAAGTAAATTCAATAAAGACATTTCTAAGTGGAATGTATCTAAAGTAACAAATATGAGCAAAATGTTTTTTGGAAGTGATTTCAATGGGGATATTTCTGAGTGGGATGTCAAGAGAGTGAAAAATTTTAGAGATATGTTTTATATTAGCAAATTCAACGGAAATTTATATAAATGGGATACGTCTGGTGTAAGAAATATCAAGAAAACACTTGTGATACCAAATTAAATTATCACTTTTAAAGCGAAAATAAGTAACTAAAAAATTGTTAAATTGGGAGCTTTCAAGTGATGTTAATTGGAAAATGGTATCAATAGGTTAAAAGATTAAAAATAAAAGGAAAAAGATGAGCGATTTTAAACAAATACTAGAGGATGTTAGGAATAAGCCTGATATAATTAAAGTAACAAATAAAACGATTAAAAAGATAGTTGAAAGGGAAATAAAAAGTCTAGGTAATGAAGCTGATTTAAACCATATTGATGTATCTAAAGTAACCGATATGTCTGCATTGTTCAAAAACTCATCATTCAACGGAAATATTTCAGAATGGGATGTTAGTAATGTTACTGATATGGACTCTTTGTTTAAAGGTAGTAAATTTAATGGAGACATTTCTGAATGGGATGTATTATGCGTAACTAATATGAGACATATGTTTTGGGAAACTAAATTTAATGGAGACATTTCTAAATGGGATGTATCTAGTGTAGAAAATATGGTTGGTTTATTTTTTGATAGTAAATTTAACGGAGATATATCTAAGTGGGATGTATCTAGTGTAGAAAATATGTGTGATATGTTTCATAAAACTCCATTCAATCAAGATATATCCGAATGGGATGTATCTAGCGTGAAAAAAATGAATTGTATGTTTTCTGAATGTAAATTCAATAAAGACATATCTGAATGGGATATATCTAATGTAAAAAATATGTGGGCAATGTTTATGAAAAGTAATTTTAACAAAGACCTTTCTAAGTGGAAAATCGGTCACGTGATAGACATATCAGATATGTTCTCCGAGTGTAATATTAAACCTGAATTTAAACCAAATTACGGATTTTAAACCAAATTTCGTTTATAATTAGATTAAAAATAAAAGGAAAAAGATGAGCGATTTTAAACAAATACTAGAGGATGTTAGAAATAAGCCTGATATAATTAAAGCTACTACTAGGACAATTAAAGATATTGTTAGAAATGAAATTGAAAGGCTTGGTGACAAAGCTGATTTAAACCATATTGATGTTTCAGAAGTAACCAATATGTATGTGTTGTTCAAAAACTCATCATTCAACGGAGACATTTCTGGTTGGGATGTGTCTAATGTGACTGGTATGGAAAGTATGTTTAGTGGAAGTAAATTCAATAAAGACATATCTGAATGGAATGTGTCTAAAGTAGAAAATATGAAACAAATGTTTTATAAAAGTGAATTTAATCAAGATATTTCTGATTGGGATGTGTCTAAAGTAGAAAATATGATACATACATTTTTTGATAGCAAATTTAATGGGGACATTTCTGATTGGGATGTATCTAAATTAACAAATATGCGTTATATGTTTTCTAAATCTCCATTTAATCAAGACATTTCAAAATGGGATGTATCAAAAGTGAAAAATATGGAAAGTGTGTTTTTTAACAGTAAATTCAATAAAGACATTTCTGATTGGGATGTGTCTAAAGTAGAAAATATGAAACAAATGTTTTCTTACAGTAAATTTAATAAAGATATATCTGATTGGGATGTGTCAAATGTAACTGATATGGAAGATATGTTTAGTGGAAGTAAATTCAATAAAGACATTTCTGAGTGGGATGTATCTAAAGTAGAAAATATGAAGCAAATGTTTGCTGAAAGCGAATTTAATCAAGATATTCCTGATTGGGATGTGTCTAAAGTAAAATATATGACGGAAATGTTTTATAAGAGTAAATTCAATAAAGATATTTCTGGTTGGAATTTAGCTAACATCAAGGATACATCACATATGTTTTATGGCTGTGATATTAAACGGGATTTTGAGCCAAATTTCGTTTATAATTAGATTAAAAAAATAAAAGGAAAAAGATGAATTTTAAACAAATACTGGAGGGTGTTAGAAACAAACCTGAAACAATTATAGCTACTGATAAGACAATTAGAGATATTGTTAAAAAAGAAATAAAAAGGCTAGGCTATGAAGCTGATTTAAATCACATTGATGTATCTGGTGTAACCAATATGTTTGTATTGTTCCAAAACTCAGCATTCAATGGAGACATTTCTCAATGGGATGTTAGTAATGTAACCAATATGAGCGTTTTGTTCACTAAAAGTAAATTCAACGGAGACATTTCTGAGTGGGATGTGTCAAATGTAACTAGTATGGATAATATGTTTTATAAAGCCAAATTTAATGGAGATATATCTAAATGGGATGTGTCTAATGTAGAAAATATGTCAGATATGTTTTTGGGAAGTAAATTTAATCAAGACATTTCTGAATGGAATGTGTCTAATGTAACTGATATGAAATATATGTTTGCTGATAGCGAATTTAATAAAAAGATTTCTGAGTGGGATGTGTCAAATGTAACTAAAATGGAAGCTATGTTTTCTAATAGTAAATTTAACGGAGATATATCTAAGTGGAATGTACCAAATGTGACTGATATGAGTGGTATGTTTAGAAATAGTAAATTTAATCAGGATATTTCTGATTGGAATGTGTCAAATGTAGAAGATATGAGCTTTATGTTTTCTAATAGTCAATTCAACAAAGATATATCTGAATGGGACGTATCCAAAGTATTTGATATGGCTGAAATGTTTTCAAATTCAAAATTCAATCAAGACATTTCTGATTGGGATTTAGCTAGTGTTGAAGATATATCCCATATGTTTTATGGTTGTAAAATCAAACCTGAATTTAAACCAAATTTCGATTAAAAGAAATAAATAGAGCTAATTTAAAAAGGTAAATAAAAGGAAAAAGATGAATTTTAAACAAATACTGGAGGGTGTTAGAAACAAACCTGAAACAATTATAGCTACTGATAAGACAATTAAAGCTATTGTTACAAATGAAATAAAAAAGCTAGGCTATGAAGCTGATTTAAATCATATTGATGTGAGTAAAGTAACGAGTATGACAGAAATATTTAAATATAGTTACTTCAATGGAGATATATCTGGGTGGGATGTATCAAAAGTAACAAATATGAATGGAATGTTCGGGCAAACTATTTTCAACGGAGACATTTCTAAGTGGAACGTTAGTAAAGTAACAAATATGAATGGAATGTTTTCTAATAGTAAATTCAACGGAGACATTTCTGATTGGAACGTTAGTAAAGTAACTGATATTGGATTTATGTTCTATATGTGTGATTTTAATAAAGACATTTCTGGTTGGAATGTATCTAACGTAACTGATACGGAAGCTATGTTTTTTACAACTAAATTCAATAAAGACATTTCTGGTTGGAACGTGTCTAAAGTAACAAATATGCGTCATATGTTTTATCGTAGTGATTTTAATCAAGATATATCTAGTTGGAACGTGTCTAAAGTAACAAATATGAGTCATATGTTTGCCAACAGTAAATTCAACGGAGTCATCTCTGAGTGGGATGTATCTCGCGTAGAAGATATGAGTTATATGTTTGCTAATAGTAAATTCAATCAAGACATATCTAGTTGGGATGTGTCTAAGGTAAAAGATATGAATTCTTTATTTTATGGTAGTCGTTTCAACGGAAACATTTCTGAGTGGGGCGTATCTAAGGTAAAAGATATGAGTCATATGTTTGCTTTTTCCAAATTCAATCAAGACATTTCTGAGTGGGGTATATCTAATGTAGAATATATGGAAGATATGTTTGACAGATGTAAAATCAAACCTGAATTTAAGCCAAATTTCGTATAAAGAGATGATTAAAATCCCTTTGATGTTTATACAAGATTTTTGTTTTTCAGTAAATATCAAAGGGGTTAAACCTAAACAGAAAATTAAAAAGGTAAATAAATGGGTAAAATGATAGCTACAGATGACACAATTAAAGAGATTGTTGAAAATGAAATAAAAAAGTTAGGTAATGAAGCTGATTTAAATCATATTGATGTTAGTAAAGTAACTGATATGGGAAATTTGTTTTCTAAAAGTAAATTTAACGGAGATATATCTCAATGGAATGTATCAAATGTGACTTGTATGAAAGAAATGTTTTTTGGAAGTAAATTTAATGGGAACATATCTGATTGGGATGTATCTAGTTTAGAAAATATGAACTATATGTTCTATAATAGTAAATTTAATCAAAATATATCTAGTTGGGATGTATCCAGCGTAACTAATATGATTCAAATGTTTTATAGTAGTCATTTCAACGGAGATATTTCTCAATGGGACGTATCTAGCGTAACTGATATGAGTCATATGTTTTCTTACAGTAAATTTAACGGAGACATTTCTGAGTGGGATGTATCAAATGTGAGAAGTATGAATTTTATGTTTGGGTGTAACGTTTTTAACGGAAATATATCCGAGTGGGATGTGTCTAATGTAACAAATATGAGAGATTTGTTTTTGGGAAGTAAATTTAACGGAAACATATCTAAGTGGAATGTATCGAATGTACAAGATATGTATTTTATGTTTGCTGAAAGCGTTTTCAATAAAGACATTTCTAAATGGGATGTCAGAAATGTTACTAATATGATGAATATGTTTGGGGATAGTAAATTTAACAAAGATATATCTGGTTGGAACGTCACTAATGTACAATATAACTCACGAATGTTCATCGGTTGTAACATCAAACCTGAATTTAAACCAAATTTCGATTAAAGAGCCGATTAAAAGAAATAAATAGAGCTAATTTAAAAAGGTAAATAAATGGATAAAATGACAGCAACAGATGAGACAATTAAAGAGATTGTTGAAAATGAAATAAAAAAGTTAGGAAATGAAGCTGATTTAAATCATATTGATGTTTCAGAAGTAACTGATATGAAAAATTTGTTTTATGAAAGTAAATTTAATGGGGATATATCTAAGTGGGATGTATCAAATGTAAAAGATATGAGCAAAATGTTTTCTTACAGTAAATTTAACAGAGACATTTCTGAATGGGATGTGTCTAATGTAACTGATATGGGTTTTATGTTTTATGAAAGTAAATTCAATCAAGATATATCTCAATGGAATACATCTAATGTAGAATATATGGGATATATGTTTTATGAAAGTAAATTCAATCAAGATATATCTCTTTGGGATGATGAGAAAGTGAAAATAAATGGGTCGCGTGTTTCAAGATGGTAAATTTAACGGAGATATATCTAAGTGTTGCAAAATCAAACCTGAATTTAAACCAAATTTCGTATATAAAGAGTCGATTAAAAGAAATAAATAGAGCTAATTTAAAAAGGTAAATAAATGAGTAAAATGATAGCTACAGATAAAACAATAGATGAGATAGTTGAAAATGAAATAAAAAAGCTAGGTAATGAAGCTGATTTAAATCATATTGATGTGAGTAAAGTAACGAGTATGCAAAATTTATTTTTAAAATCTAAATTCAACGGAGACATTTCTGAGTGGAATGTTGGAAATGTCACTGATATGGAAGCTTTGTTCTATGGAAGTGAATTCAACGGAGACATTTCAAAGTGGGATGTATCAAAAGTAAGTAATATGAGAGATTTGTTTTTCTTTAGCGAATTCAATGGAGACATCTCTGAGTGGGATGTATCTAGCGTAACTAATACGAGTTTTATGTTTTCTAATAGTAAATTCAACGGAAACATTTCCGAGTGGGGTGTATCGAATGTAAAAGAGATGGTTTCTATGTTTCAAGACGGTAAATTCAACGGAGACATCTCAAAATGGGACGTGTCCAGTGTAAAAGATATGTCTTCTGTGTTTTTCTTAAGTCTTTTCAACGGAGATATATCTCAATGGAATGTATCTAGTGTTGAAAATATGGTTTCTATGTTTGAAAATAGCGTATTTAATCAAGACATATCTCAATGGGACGTATCAAATGTAACGAATATGTCGTTTATGTTTGTTAAAAGTGTTTTCAATCAAGACATTTCTGAATGGAATGTGTCTAATGTAGAAAATATGGCATTTATGTTTTCTGAAAGTGAATTTAATCAAGACATATCTAAGTGGGATGTTGAGAGAGTGAAGAAAATGGGTTATATGTTTAGTTATAGCGAGTTTAATCAAGACATTTCTGAGTGGAACGTGTCTAATGTGGATGATTATTCAGATATGTTTGTTGAAGCAAAACACAAAGGCGTTAAACCTAAACAAAAACCAAAAGATTAAGTTTAATTTAAGTTTTTATTAGTATAATATGTTTAACTTTTTAAAATTAAAGGAAAAAGAATGTGTTATATTAAACAAAAACTAGAGGCTCTATTTAGGAGAAAATTTTTCACAATTAAAGCTACAAACGAAACAATTAAAAAAATTGTTGAAGATGAAATATATAAGCTAGGTTACGAAGCTGATTTAAATCACATAGATGTTAGCGAAGTAACTGATATGGATTGTTTATTCTATAATAGTAAATTTAATGGAGATATTTCTTTGTGGAATGTCTCCAATGTAACGAATATGAGTTTTATGTTTCACGGAAGTAAATTTAATGGAAATATAACTCAATGGGATGTGTCTAAAGTAACGGATATGTCACATATGTTTTTTTCTTCCAGTGATTTTTTCCAGAATATTTTTAATTGGAAAGTGTCTAGTGGAACTGATATTAGTCAAATGTTCTGGGGGACACATTTATCAAAAATGTTCTCAAAAGAGCGTTTATCCAATATGCTTTTATGTGGCGAATTTAATAAACTTACATATAATTATGGTGAGGTTTTAGCATAACAAATAACTTTTTAAAATTAAAGGAAAAAGAATGTGTCATATTAAACAAAAACTAGAGGACGTCAGAAATAAACCTAAAACAATTGTAGCAACAGATAATACAATACGTGATATTGTTGAAGATGAAATAAAAAGGCTAGGTTACGAAGCTGATTTAAATCACATAGATGTGTCTAAAGTAACAAATTTATCTCATCTATTTTTTGAAAGTAAATTTAATGGAGATATTTCTCAATGGGACGTATCTAAAGTAAAAAATATGAATTTTTTGTTTTCTAAAGGTAAATTCAACGGAGACATTTCAAAATGGAAAGTGGGGCGTGTTACCGATATGGAAAATATGTTTTTTGTATCTAAATTCAACAAAGATATTTCTCAATGGGATGTATCAAGAGTAAAAAACACATTTGGAATGTTCCGTTTTAGTAAATTCAACAAAGACATTTCTAAGTGGAAAGTTTATAGAGTTGAAGATATGGCTTATATGTTTCAAGATAGTAAATTTAATCAAGACATATCTCAATGGGATGTCGGAAATGTTAGAGATATGGGGTTTATGTTTGAAGATAGTAAATTTAATCAAGATATATCTCAATGGGATGTATCTAATGTGAAAAATATGGCTTATATGTTTTATAGAAGTAAATTTAATCAAGACATTTCAGAGTGGGATGTATCTAGTGTAAAGGGTATGTCGTTTATATTTGCTAGAAGTGAATTTAATGGTGATGTATCTAAGTGGGATATATCTAATGTTTTCGACAAACGTGAAATATTTCTCAAAAGTAAATGTAAAAGGGACTAAATTTATAAATAAAAAAGGGAAATAATATGAGTGATTTTAAACAAATACTAGAGGATGTTAGAAATAAACCTGATACAATTATAGCAACTAATGAAACAATTAAAAAAATAGTTGAAAAAGAAATAAAAAGCCTTGGAAATAAAGCTGATTTAAATCACATTGATGTATCTAAAGTGACAAATATGGAAGCTATGTTCTCTGGTAGTAAATTTAACGGAGATATTTCTGGTTGGAATGTACTTAATGTGACTGATATGCGTTATATGTTTAAAAATAGTGATTTCAATAAAGATATTTCTGGTTGGGATGTATCTAAAGTAACAAATATGTGTCAAATGTTCACAGATAGTAAATTCAACAAAGATATATCTAGTTGGGATGTGTCTAATGTAACTGATATGGGCTTTTTGTTCTCTGAAACTAAATTCAACAAAGATATATCTAGTTGGGATGTGTCAAAAGTGATAGATATGAGATATATGTTTTATAAAGGTAAATTCAATCAAGACATTTCAAAATGGAAAGTGGGACGCGTAACCAATATGATTTCTATGTTCTCAAGAAGCGATTTCAACAAAGATATTTCTCAATGGGATGTATCAAATGTAACTGATATGAGCTTTATGTTCTCTGGAACTATATTCAACAAAGACATATCTAGTTGGAATGTGTCAAAAGTAACTGATATGTCATATATGTTCTCTGAAACTAAATTCAACAAAGATATTTCTCAATGGGATGTATCAAATGTAACTGATATGGTGTTTATGTTTCGTTTTAGTAAATTTAATCAAGACATATCTAGTTGGGACGTATCTAAAGTAACCAATATGTCACATATGTTTTCTAAAAGCGAATTTAATCAAGACATTTCTGAATGGAATGTGACAAGCGTAACCAATATGGAATATATGTTTTTTTCAACTAAATTTAATCAAGACATTTCTAAGTGGGATGTATCTAATGTTAAAAAAATGGGCTATATGTTTTATAGAAGTAAATGCGATAAAGGACCATATGGGTGGGAAATATCAAGTTCAACCGATACGGAAAATATGTTCTATGATGATTTTATGTAATGGTGTTGAACATAAACTAATTTCATCAATGCAACTAAATTTATAAATAAAAAAGGGAAAATAATATGAGCGATTTTAAACAAATGTTAAAGGGTGTTAGGGGAAATTCTCACACAATTAAAGCTACAAACGAAACAATTAGAAATATTGTTTTAAGAGAAATAAGACATATTGGGACAAAAGTTGATTTAAACCATATTGATGTATCTGAAGTGACAAATTTGAGTGGATTATTTAAAAATATCCCTTTCACTGGGGACATATCTAGTTGGGATGTGTCTAATGTAACTGATATGAGTAGAATGTTCGTTAATGCCTCATTCAACGGAGACATTTCTGGGTGGAACGTATCTAAGGTAAAAGATATGCAGGAAATGTTTCATAAAAGTAGATTTAATAAAGACATTTCTGAGTGGAATGTGTCAAATGTGACTGATATGCGTAGTATGTTTCATACAAGTAAATTCAATAGGAACATATCTAAATGGAATGTGTCAAAAGTAACTGATATGCGTTTTATGTTTTATATGAGTAAATTCAACGGAGACATTTCAAAATGGAAAGTGGGACGTGTAACCAAAATGGCATCTATGTTCTCAAGAAGCGATTTCAACAAAGATATTTCTCAATGGGATGTATCAAATGTAACTGATATGTCGAAAATGTTCTGTGAAACTAAATTCAACAAAGCCATATCTCAATGGGAAGTATCTAGTGTGGAAGATATGAGTTATATGTTTCACGAGTGTGACTTCAACAAAGACTTATCTCAATGGGACGTGTCTAGTGTAGAAGATATGGGATTTATGTTTAGTGATAGTGCATTTAATCAAGACATATCTGAGTGGGATGTATCTAAAGTAACAAATATGAAATATATGTTTTATAAAACTAAATTTAATCAAGACATATCTGAGTGGGATGTATCTAAGGTAAGAGATATGCGATTTATGTTTAATTCAAGTGATTTCAATAAAGACATTTCTAAGTGGAAAATAACTCAAAAAACCAATACTGATTATATGTTCGAGGGCGTCTAATATTTTTAGTAAAATGTATCATATTTACTAAATATAAATCTAAAAGGATTAAAATTAATTTGTAATAAATAGATTTATAAATAAATTTATATAAAAAAGGAAATAAGATGAATGATTTTAAACAAATACTAGAGGGTGTTAGAAATAAATCTGAAACAATTATAGCTTCAGATGAGACAATTGAAGATATTGTTGAAAGGGAAATAAAAAGACTAGGTTATAAAGCTGATTTAAATCATATTGATGTTAGTGAAGTAACGAATATGTCACGCTTATTTTATTCTAAAAAATTCAACGGAAACATTTCAAAATGGAATGTGTCAAATGTAGAAGATATGAACTATATGTTTGCATTTAGCGATTTCAATGGGAACATATCTAGTTGGGATGTGTCTAACGTAACTAATATGCGTTTTATGTTCTTTGAAAGTAAATTCAACGGAAACATCCCAAAATGGAAAGTGGGACGTGTAACCAATATGACATCTATGTTCTCAAGAAGCGATTTCAACAAAGATATTTCTGGGTGGAATGTATCTAATGTGAGAAAAATGGGATTTTTGTTCTCTGGAACTAAATTCAACAAGGATATATCTGGTTGGGATGTGTCTAATGTAACTGATATGAGTTTTATGTTTGAAAATAGCGTATTTAATAAAGACATATCTGAATGGGATGTATCTAATGTGAAAACTATGGGGTATATGTTTAATTTTAGTAAGTTTAATAAAGATATTTCTGAGTGGGATGTATCTAAGGTAGAAGATATGCAATTTATGTTTCATAAAAGCGAATTCGACGGAGACATTTCTAAGTGGAAAATATCGCGTTCAACCTATAAGAAAAATATGTTCTCTGATGAAAATTAATTTCATCAGTACAACTAAAATCATAAAACAATTGAAATAATGAAATAAAAATTAAAATGGAATAAAAATGTATATAGAAGATTTAGACGAAACTTATTCACGGTTGGTATATTCTGAAAATGAATTACCAACAGTACAAAAAATAATTGATAATTTATCACCTTATACTGAAAATTATCAATTTAATGTTCAATATAAGGCTGGTATTTGGGATGGTAAGCAATATTTTTTCAAGATAGAAGATGATAACTTTTTAATACCAAAGGGGTTATCAAAAAGAGTTTCAAAGACCTTTGATTTAGAATATAAGGAAAGGGAAGATAATTTAAAATTTAATTCAAATGAATTAAGCGAATTTATAGATACTTTAAATTTACCCTTTAAACCATACGAATATCAATTTAATGGTGTTTTAGAAATGTTAAATGATAAGAGAATGGTTGCTATTTTTGCCACTGGTTCGGGAAAATCTCTAATAGCTTACATTTTTCTCAGATTTCTCATTTCCAGAGGATATAAAGCACTATTACTTGTCCCTGATGTTGGGCTTGTTGAACAAATGTATAATGATTTTAAAAACTATGGCTTTGATAATATTGATGAGCATACAAATAAAATATATTCAGGACAAGATAAAGACCTATCAAAACCTATCGTTATCAGTACATTTCAATCGATGATAAATTTAACAAACCATCCATATTTATCAGATTTAGATTGTATTTTTATTGATGAAGCACACGGACTTAATGATATAGAAAACTCTATGGGTAAGATAACAGAAAAAACAAAAAGAGCAAAGTGGAAAATAGGTGTTACAGGAACTCTACCACCATCAGAAACAAGTAGAATGTCATTATATTCTTTTCTAGGCTCTCTTGAATTCAAAGTAAGACCAATTGATTTGATTAAAATGGGTAGAGCAACTCCAGTTCAGATAATGTTAATTTATCTTTTACACGATAAAAAACACAGCTATGCTAAAATGAGGAAAAGTAGTGCTAAGGGTAAATATCAAAAAGAAGTGAAATATTTGATTGATGATGTTGTGAGAAATAAAACAGTCATCAAAATAGCCGATAATGTTTCAACACAGCACGGAAATAGCATTTTATTATATGATAGAATAGAACACGGTTTTTTATTATTAAAGTTAGCTATTAAAGAGAGATTTGAAGATTTAAGAAGTGTTCCTTTAGATGATATTGAAATACAATTAAAACCTACTAAAAAATTCACTTCTACTAAAAAAGTCGTATTATATCAAAACCATTTTAAAGGTTTAAAACCTCCAGATAATTGGTATTGTATAAATGATTTTGATATTTTCTTTATTAAGGGTGAAGTTCCTGGAAAGGAAAGACTAAAAATATCAGGTATATTAGAAACCAAAGACAAAGCCATCTTAATAGCTAATTTTAAAACTACTTCAACTGGAGTTTCTATTAAAAATATACATAATATTATTTTTGGTATTAATACGAAAGGTTTTATAAGAGTTTCTCAATCAATTGGTAGAGGGATGAGGTTGAATGATAATAAAAGTAAAGTGAATATAATAGATATTGTAGATGATATTGACGGTAAAAACTATGCTTTAACGCACTCTGAAGTTAGAATAAATGATGTTTATTTGTTCAACGGTTACCCAATGAATGAAGTAGAACATAAATTAAAACAAGAGGTTAATAATGCTAAATCCACAATTAAAAACGATTTTCATTGATGGTGTGTTCTGCGAATTAAAAGATTTCCAGAATACTCTAAAAAGAATTAGTGAAGATTTTAGTGAAGATGATAAAAACATAGGGTGTATTGTTGTGTTGTGGGACTCACCATTATTAGAAGTTGCTCGGAATTATTCTGAATTAACAAATATAAAATTAAGAGTAATTTATGAGAGGCAAGATTTATATGGTAATTCGGCAAAGGATATTGCCATTGACGAGAGTTGTGATAAATCTGATATTATAGTATGCTTGTATGAATTTGAAATTGACAGCAGTCTGATGATTTCTTATTACCAAAAGCTCTCAATAATAAAGGGATTAATATACTATAAGATTGATTTATTTGATGTTGAAAATCCTAAAAGATTTTCTTCATTTAAGGGTAATTTTAGCTAACTTTAGTTATAATTACTTGTTAAATTATAAAAAGGAAAAGAATGGAATATATAGTGGTTAAAAGAGATGGTGTTGAAGAACCATTCGATTTTGATAAAATTTATAAACATATGAAAAGAGCTTGTGATGGCTTAAAAGTTGATGTGAATAAATTAGTTGAAAATTTTAAAATAAGAATGAATGAGAAAATGGAGAGTGCAAATATACAAAGAAGTTTATACTCTACAGCAGCATCACTAACAAATGAAGACGAACCAGATTGGCAGTATGCGTCTGCAAGATTATTAAAGGATGATTTATATCAAAGAATTTACGGAGGGCATACGCCTAAATTTGATTATAGTGCGTTAAAAGATAGAATTGAAATGGGGTTCTATGATAAAGAAATTTTAGAACATTATACAGAAGACGAATTTAATGAACTCGCAAGCTATATAAATTTTGAGAGAGATGATAATTTCACATATCTTGGTTTAACTCAAATGATTAAGAAATATAGTATCAGACGAAACGGTTTATCTATTGAAACTCCACAAGAAATATTTTTCTTAATTGGAGCTTATATATTTTCAAGAAATAAAAATAAAGCTGTTCGAAAGAAAAAAGTCCTAACATTATATGAAAAGTTATCTACATTTAAAATTTTCTTGGCTACTCCCCCAATGTGTGGTATAAGAAGCTTAAAAAGAGGTTTTACAAGTTGTGCTGGTATTGATTATGGTGATAGCATAGAGAGCTTTGGAAATGCTACTAAAAATATGCTAAAACTCATTACAAGATTAAATGCTGGAATTGGTGCTAAGTCTATGAATATCAGAGGTTTAGGAGCAGATATAGGTTCAGGGCAAGATGAACACACTGGTTTAATACCTTATCTAAAAATATATGAAGCTATTTCAAGAAGTTCAACTCAACCAAATTCTGGTCGTAGTGGTGCTATAACAAATTATTATCCATTTTTCCATTGTGAAATAGAAGATATAATGACTTTGAAAAATAATAAAGGCTCTGATGAAAATAGCGTAAGATTTAGCGACCATTCAATAGTCTTTAATAAACTTTTTTATGAAAGAGTAAAATCAGGCAAAGAAATTTGTTTATTCCACCTTAATGAAGTTAAAGAACTCGTGGAAGTTATGGGTGAATATAAAAAATTCAAAAAGCTTTATGAAGCATTTGAAAAGGATGAAACAAAGACAAGAAAATTTGTTAGTGCTGAATATATCTTAAGAAGATATTATAATGAGAGATACATAACAGCTAGATTATACAAGGTTAATGCTGATGAAATGCAAGGACACGGAGCTTTTGATTTACCAAATGTGTCTTCAAATCTTTGTTTAAGAGGCGACACAATAATCATCATAGCTTCAAAACAACGCAAAGGGAAACACGAAAGAATTTATTTGAGAGATGCAAAGATAGGGGATTTGGTACTATCACGTAATACTGAAACAAAAATGGATGAGTTCAAAAGAATTTCTAATGTTGCTATGACAAATCCAAAAGCAGAAGTTTTACAAATTGTTAATGGCGTTTCTGATATTGTTTGTACTCCAGAACACAAAGTTTGGACTGAAAATAGAGGTTATGTAAAGGCGAAAGATATAAAGAGAGGTGATAACCTTAGACGAATGGGTTTTAATTTAAACGAAAGTGTAATTGTACCTTTAGAAAATAAAATTCCAGTCTATGATATTACAGTAGAAGATAATAACAACTTTTATGCTAATGGAATTCTAGTACATAATTGTACTGAAATAAATCTTCCTAGTTTTCCAGATGAAAAACTAAAATTAAAGGTAAAGGATAAAGGAAAATTTGAATCATTTATACAAGCATCATATGAAAACGGAACTTGGTATGACATTTATAGGGTTCTATATTTAAATATTAAACCTGATGATTTATCCATATATGATGAATTGAATAAATTTATAAACGAAGACGCTAATGAAGATGTAGAAATAAACTTTGGTGAGATTTTTAGTTGTATTTTAGGTGGTATTAATATAGGAATATTACCTAAGAATATTAAAGCTAGACAAAAAGAAATTAAAGAGAGTATGGGAATATTAGTTGGCTTTTTAGATGAAATGATAGATTATCAAGACTATGCTGATATAAAAGCCTTTGAAAAATTTACAAGGAAAAGAAGAGCATTAGGAATTAGTCCAGGAAATTTGTTTTATATGTTGGCAAGAAATAACGTTGAATACAATTCACAGGAAGCTAGAGATTTAGTCAATGATGTGTCTTCAGAAATGTTATATTATGGTATAGATGCTTCAGTTGAATTAGCAAAAGAAAAGGGAAAATGTGAATATTTTGCTGATACGAAATATAGTAAAGGCATCCTACCAATCGATACATATAATAAAAATGTAGATAAATTATTATCAAGGAAAGAGAATTTAGATTGGGAAGACTTAAGACAAAGAATATTAAAACACGGAATGAGAAACTCAACAATAATGACATCAGTCCCGAGTTCAAATGGTTCTCGTCCAGCGAATATGATTTCTGGTATAAATCCTCCACAAGGGCTTGAATATGTTATAGAAGACCAGAAGATAAAAGTGACTGGTGTTGTACCTGAAGTGAAGAAATATAAAGAATGGTATAAAAGACATATCTGTTGGGAACTTGATATGATTGAATATTGGAAATTATTAGCTATAATTCAAAAGAATAATGATCAAGCCATTAGTATAAATGAATACATAGATTTTACAAAATATCCAAATAAAAAGATACCTTTGGTTGAAGTCTTGAAAAGAGATTTATTTACAAATGCATTTGGTTTAAAAAGCATCTATTATGCTAAAACAAAGACTGAAGAAAACGAAGACGATACTGAAACATCTGATACAGAGGGGTGTTCAAGTGGTGGTTGTACTCTCTAAAGTTTTTTAAAGATTTAAGCTTAATTTAAGAGTATTCAGGTATAATTATAGATATATTAAGAACGAAGCATTTGGTTGTTAGAGATAACAACCTTATTTGTTATTCATCAATATTATCTATAAAGGGAAAATATGGACGCAATTTATTTTACTAGCTTGGTGCTCTTAGGAGCTTTAATCACTCTAATATTTATTAAAAAAATATAAAATTTCAGATAAAATAATATCTTTAGGATATTCGGTTTAAAAATAAAGGTAATGAATGAAAAAATTAGAAATTTATACGCTCGATAGAGTGGCGACAACAGAACAGCCATATTTCTTTGGTGAAGCTAAGAATACCCAAAGGTTTGATAAAAATAGATATGAGTGGCTCTCTAAACAAGCATTGGAATTCCAAAGATTATTTTGGGTGCCAGAAGAGATTAAATTAAACAAAGATAAAATGGATTTTAACACTGCTACAAAGGCAGAATTATGGATATTAACAAAACAATTATCTAAATTGGAATTTCTTGATAGCTATCAAGGGAGAAATCCACTTTTGACTTTTGGGCAACTAACAACTAGTCCTGAATTAGAGGGTATTTTATTAGAACAAACTTATTTTGAGTCAAGGCTTCACGCTAGAAGTTATTCATATATGATTGAAAACATATATCCAAATCCAGATGAAGTTTTTGAAGATATTTGGAGCAATGAGGTTTTGTTAAAACACGCAAAAACGGTTGTTAAAGAGGGTAATAATTTATATGAATTAGTAATAGAACATATATATAAAACACAAAAATCAATTGAAATAACAGAAGATGAAATTTACAACTTAAAAAAATCTATTTTACTAGCATTTGTTAGTATGAATATTTTGGAGGGTATAAGATTTTATCTTGGGTTCGCAAGTGTTTGGGCTCTTACGGAATTTAGCAATAAATTTCCAGGAAGTAGTAAGATTTTACAATTCATTCAAAGAGATGAAAGAAAACATTTAGGTTTTACACAATATATGATTAATCAACTTAAAAAACTAGATGGATGGAAGTCAATTTGGGAAGAGATACAACCAACAGTTTATGAAATGTATTTCACAGCATCTGAAGAAGAGTTTGAGTGGGCTGATTATCTTTATTCAAACGGTAGCATCTTAGGTATGAACGGTGAAGTTGGAAAACAATATGTTAAATACATAACAAACCAAAGAACCAAAGCAATTGGTATAAAGAAACTATATCCAGAGATTAAAGAAAATCCAATAAGTTGGTTAAAGAAGTACATAAATTTATCAACTTCTGAAACAGCTCTTCAGGAGTCAGAAGCAGTTGATTATATTTCCGACCCAATAAATGACAATGGTGATTTTAAGAAGTCTTTTAATGAAGCATTAAAGTTTATAGAGAACTTATTGAAGTAAGCTTGTGAAAACTTCTTACTATGCTAATATAAAAAACCTTGATGGTTTGTTGGTTGCTATATCTTTATATCCTCCAGTATGGGTAAAAACAGACTGTTGGGAAAGAGCATTAGCACCAGATAAAAGCATTTTGTTAGATATGAAACAAAAACTAATTACTGAAAATGAATATTATACAAGGTTCAGAGAACAGTTGGAGAATACAGAACATTTAATATATGAAGCGTTTAAAAACATATCAGAACGAAAAAGAGATAATCAAGAGGTATTTTTATTATGCTATGAAAAACCGACTGATTTTTGTCATAGACATATATTGAGTGAATTTTTATCAGAGCAAGGTTTAAAAGTATCAGAATTTGGTTGTGAACTTTATAAGCCTGAATTAGGAAGATTAGTTGGTGGAATTTCAGATTTCATTTAAGGAAAAAACATAAAAAAGTATTACAATTACATATATCTAAATCCATTAAATAAAGGTTCATTTAAATATAATCTGCTTAATTTCTCTTTATTATATGAGCCGATTTATGTTGGTAAGGGACAAAAAGATAGGTATTTACATCATTTTAAAGAATGTGTCGGTGTCAATAATAATTTTACCTTACTAAAAAATACAAATAAGTGTAAAAAAATTTATGAGATATTATTAAAGTTAAATAAAATATATTCAAAAGAAGACTCGATTAAAATTTTATCTTCTTATATATTGGTTTTTAATTTTACGGATAACGAACAAATAGCTTTGAAAAATGAAAGAATTTTGATAAACATTTTAGGAAATAGAGGCTTCTCGAATGAGTCAAAAATAACAAATAAAGTTGGTTACGGTAAAAAATTAAATCAAAGTAAAGCAACAAAAACTATTAGAAAATTAAAAAATTATTGGAGATATTAATGAATAAATCGATTTTATTAGGTGATTTGCATTTTGGAGTTAAAGGGTTTTCTAAAAAATTCTTTGAAAATCAAATCTCCTATTTCAAAGAGGAACTAATTCCTAGAATGAAAAAAGATAACATAAAAACAGTTTTTCAATTTGGGGACTTTTTTGATAATAGAAAAATCCAAGATGTGTTACTTTTAACAGAGGTGGTTGGATTTTTAGAATATTGGAAGGAACAAATACCTGATTTAAAAATATATATGTTGTTGGGAAACCACGATATTTATTTTAGGGAAAAATTAGATGTTTCAACTATTGAATTGGTTTCAAAAATATTTGATTTCATAGAAGTTATAAAGAAACCTACTTGTATTGGTAATATACAATTATTTCCTTGGGTTGTTGGTAAAGTTGGTAAAGAAGACTTTAAAAGAGATATAATTTTTGGACATTTTGAGATTAAAAATTTCAATATGACAAAGGGAATAGTATGTGAGTCGGGCTTGGAGACGTCTATTTTCGGTGATAGACAAGTTTATAGTGGGCATTTCCATCTAAGAGGTGAAAGAAGTAATATACACTATATAGGAACTCCTTACCAGATAAATTGGAATGATGTTGGAGATAAAAGAGGGGCTTTTATATTTGACACTGAAAATGGTAAAATACTTGATTTTATAGAAAACAAGTCAAGTAAATTACATATAATTATTATTATTAAAGATGGGAATATTATCTTAAATGTTTTTGATGGAGAAGAGGCTTACTTCAATTTAAAGGAATTTGGAAAATTTCTTGAAGATGGTTTTGATAAAATTCTTTTAAATTCTTACGTTAAGATTATAGTTAAAGATGCAAGTTTCAGAGATGCTTTGGAATTAATTAAAAGTTACAACATTTTAGAATTCATTTTCATAAATCAAGCTCAAATTGATGTTGAAATAGAAGACATTGATGTTGATACTTCAACTATTGAGGAAACTGTAAGTGAAACTATTAAAACTATAACTGATGATGGTGTGAATAAGGAAAGATTATTGGAAAAGGCTAGAAACCTTTTGCAGAGGGTTAGAAGCAAACAAGATGATAAAAAGGAATAAATGTTGGAAATAGATTTCAAGAAAATAAAATTTAAGAATATTGGAGCTTATGGTGATATAGAGCAAGAAATTAATTTTTCCAGAGGCATAAGCTTGATAATAGGAAAAAACGGAAGAGGAAAATCAACTATCATAGAAGCCTTGACTTATGTCTTGTATGGGAAACCATTCAGTAAGATAAGATTGGGAAGTTTAATTAACAAATACAATAATAAAAATCTTAGAGTTGAATTGGATATTAATGTTAATGGGAAAGAGATAAAAATCATTAGAGGACAAAAACCAGTTGTTTTCTCTATATTTGTGAATAAAAAAGAGTTAAATTTTACTGATTTAAAACAACACCAGCTGACATTAGAACAACATTTGGGTATGTCAGAGAATATTTTCAGACAATTAATTGCACTTGGTGCGAATTTACAACATTCAAAAAACTTTATGGAATTAAGTAAAAAGGAAAAGGAAGAAATTTTACAAATAATTTCTGACACCACTTTATTCGGTTTATTATCAAACGAAATAAAAGAAGTAAAAACAGAAATAAAAAACAATATTTCAAATCACAATCAACAAATGAGCTTTTTGAAAAATGGTTTATCATCATCGCAAAGTATTTTAAAGAATATAGAGGCTCAAAATCTGGAGATAAAAACAAATAAAGAAAAAAGAATAAAAGAAATTCTCACACAAATAGAAGTTGCTAAAGCGTCTATAAAAGAGGGTGGGGAAAAAATAAAAGAAATTGATGATATTTTAACACAAACCACGCCTTTGCTTAAAAGATTTGATGATGTTGAAAATACAGTAAATAAGATAAATAATGATATTGTATTCTACACAGCAACAAAGGTTCAATTTGATAACTCCCCTGAAATAAAATGCCCAAAGTGTGGAGAAGATTTTAAAGAAATAGAGGCTAAAAGAAAAATAGAAATTGAAGATACTATTGCTAAATTAAAGGAAAAGCAAGAGGAACTTAAAGAACATCAACAAGAATTTGAAAAACTTGAAAAGGTAATGTTAATACATAATCAAAATGAAAAAGCAAGAGGAGAACATTTAAATGATTTAAATATTTTGAAAAATAATTTAAACAGATTAGATGAGCAATTAAAAGAATTAAAGGAAATGAGCGAAGTTTCAACAGAACATACGCAAAAAGAAATTGAAAAGTATGAAAAGAAATTAGATGGGATTAGAAAAAAGCTTACTTCTGACGAAATTGATTTTGATGAATATAATATACTTGATGAAATTTTAAGTATAAAATCGGTTGTTGGTAATATAATCAATAAACAAGTACCAATGTTGAATAAATTTATAAACGAATATCTTGAGAAATTTGAAGTTGATTATCAATTCTTTTTAGATAAAGAATTAAAAGAAACCATCTTAAAAAGAGATGAAGAATTTGAATACAATTCTTTAAGTAATGGGGAAAAACAAAGAATAGTTTTAAGTATTCTATTCGCTTTTTTAAGATTGATTGAAGTATCAGTAAAAATTAATATTTTATTTCTTGATGAATTTCTCGACTCATCTTTAGATGATGATGGAACAAATTTAGTATTAGAGATATTAAAAAATGAATTCAAAGAAAAAAATATTTTCATTATATCTCATAAACAAGAAATAAAAAATATTGATGACGAAACAAATAATGTGTATTTCATAGACAAGGACGACAGGAAAAAATTTAGTATAATAAAAAAAGGATAAAAATGTTTTCAGAATTAGGTAGAAAAATAATGAAGTTCGCTTTAGATAGTGGATGTGAAGATTATAGTATGTTGGAAAAGATTGGAATGTATTGTGAGGAAAAGGATTTATGTGAGATGGAAGTGGGTAATGAGTTGTCATCTGATAAAAAATTTAAAAAGATTTTAGAGGAAGATTTAATTAGACATAATTACATAAAAGAAAACGTAAAAACAACTAAAACAATTATTAGCGACTTCTAAAAGACTTCTAGTTTTAGGTAAAATTAAGGAAAGTTATAGTATAATATATCACTTAAAAATAAAGGAGATATATGGTTTATTGTAGGGATTGTAAATTTTTCTTTCCAACTCTTTTTAAGATGTGGACTGATTTTATAAAAGGTATATTTTAATGTTAAATGTTAAAAGACAATATCAATTGGCTCAAGGTGTGTTGATAAGTATGAAAGATGGAAAGCCCTTTGTACAGATTAAAGGTGAAAGTCAAATTTTTTCCACTTTATTTTCTGGTGGGCGATTTGAAACTTTTAGTGAAAGCAAATTTGTTTTATTTTCCGTTTATGTGATATACACATATTCAATAAAAACTATAAATGATTTTATATCCGTTGTAAAAAATAAAGAAGATATAAAAGCTGATTTTGAGAAATTCATTGAAGAATTAAAACATTGGAAAATGTTTGCTCAAAAAGAATTAGAGAATATACGAAAGAATAACACAACACCAGAGGAACTCATAATTTTATTAAAACAACACCAGATAAAATTCTATACATTTTATTTCTATTTTCTCTTAACTGGGAATTGGGAGATATTTGAAAAAAGAATGTACAAAGGTGTATTAAAAGAATTAAGAGCTATGGCAACATATTTTCCATTTAAATTAACAGAAATAGAAAAATTTAAAAAATATTTAATAGATTTAAAGTAAATTATAAAACAATTTTAAAATAAAAACAAAGGAAATAAATGAAAAAAATAGGAAGTAATTATTTATGGGTAGAAAAATATAGACCACAGACAATTGACGATGTGATTATTCCAGATGCATTTAAGGCTACATTAAAGAAGTGGGTTGATGATGGAGAGATTTCTAATTTTGGTATGTTTGGTGCTGCTGGGTTAGGAAAGGGTAGCGTATATGGTTCATTATTAAATGATATGAATGCTGATAGGATTGTTATTAATGCTTCAAAAGACAATGGTATTGATACTTTGAGAACAACTATCAGCAGATTTGCGTCTAGTAAATCATTTGAAAATAAAATTAAAATTGTAGTTCTTGATGAAAGTGATTATATCACTTCTAACGCTCAATCTGCTTTTAGAAATGATATTGAGAGTTTCAGTTCAAATGCTAGATTTATTTTCACTGGTAATGAAAAAGAAAAAATAATCCCTCCAATATTGAATAGATTACAAGTATTTGATTTGGATAAAATATTTGAAGAGAATACTAAAGAATTAAAGGAAAAAATATTTTTCAGATTAAAATTTATTTTAGAGAATGAGAATGTTGAATTTGATTTAAAAGATTTGCAAGAAGTTGTTAAAACACAATATCCATCAATAAGAGGTATGATTAATTATTTAAGCCAAAACTCAACAACTGGAAGATTTTTATTAACCTCTCCACAAACTGAAAAATATTCTCAAATTTTACAAGCTGTGAATGATAAAAACTTTAATGAGTTAAAAAAGTTAGTAAATAACATAGATACTCCTGAAATGTTCTATAAGTGGGTTTATCAAAATATTGATACAATCATTCCAAAGGTTGAACAAAGAGTTTCATTTATTCCTTTGTTAGCACAATATCAAGATATGAATGGTAGAGCCATAATGAAAACAATACCTTTACTTGCATTTTTAGTAGATTGCTTTGATAAGGTTACATTTGAAGTGAAAAAATGAAAACTATGAATGAAAAGGTAACATCATTGTTGAAAATTGATAAGGAAACTATTGAAGAGCGTGTGGAGGTTTTCACATTTGTTGATACAGAAGCAAACGTGTCTTATCTAATAGATAAAAACTCGAAACTTGAAATATCCTCTGATGGTTTAAGAGTAACAAATTCAAAATATGGTGATATGATTTATGTTTATGAAGGAAATGGAAATGGCGTTATTGATGTGGATGGTACTTTTAGTGAGGAATTTTTATCAAAGGTTGATGAAATATCCACAATAATAAGTGCTTTGAATGATTTTGATAAAAGTAAAATATCTACTAGGGGAGATATTATCAAATCAACACAAAAAATTTTAGATAAGGGGATGAAATAAATGGGGTTTATTGATGAATACGGTATATCAACTAAAAATGTAGAATATGAAGAAGTTTTTGAAATAAAGAAAAATATTTTTGAAAAAATGAGTATTTCATTTACAAAGAAATTTAAACCAACGATTGAAGAAATTTTTAAAAAAACACAAAAAATTTTAGATAATAGGTGTTGCAAATGAGTTTTCTTGATGAATATGGTATAGAAGTTAAAAATGTAGAATATGAAGAAGTTGTTGAAAAAAAGAAAAACATTTTTGAAATAATGAGTGCTTCATTTACAAAGAAATTTAAACCAACGATTGAAGAAATGAAAACAATAAGTCCTTGGTTATTTCATACATTATTATCTGGTGATGTGAGAACATTACAAATAGCATTGTTTTTGAACTCTTATGAGGACATACCAACTGAAAATAGATGGAAATTTGTAAATGATATCGTACCTAAAACTTGGATAACTTACCCTAAAAAGTTAAAAGAAGACACTGAAATCTTAGGTATATTGCAAGATGAGTTTTGTATTAATAAAAACACTGCTAGGGAATATTTAAAAATGCTAGATAAAAAAGAACTTAAAAGAATAAAAAATAAACACACAATTACAGAGGGAAGAGTTTAAATTTAATATTTTGAATATTTTAAGCTGGTTTTAAGATTAAAAGGTTATAATAGTAGTGTAAAAATTAAAAGGGGTGTGAATGAAAAACAAAGTGGAGGAATTGAAAGTCTTCTCTAGGGAAGACTTTGATGTTTTTTTAGGAGATTTGTATTATAGACTTTCAGAGGAATTTGATAAATTTAAAGCTGGGGTTAAAAATATAATTTTCTATTTTGACGTTATATGGAATGATAGATGGTTTGATTATGTATTTCTCTTAAAAATAGTAGAACGAAAGTTTGAAAATATGGAAAGGAATTGGGATAAAGCTATCTATGAAAATAGTGAAATTCAAAAAGCTGAATTCAAAGAAATAAGGGAACTTTTAAACCTTATTATTGAAGATGAATTAGATGGTGATGAACTTAAGAAGACTGAAAAAAGACTTTTTGTTTTATTGAGTCATTATAGAAAATTTTGGGACTAAAAATATAAAGGATAAATATGAAAGATTTTTTTCATCTCACACATACAGATTTAGATGGGATTGGGTGTTTATTTTCAACATTTGCTGAATTTGGCAAAGTTAGCTTTGGTAGTATCTCTTATGATTTAATAGATGATGAAATACCCAACCTTGATAGTAATGTAATTACTCTTATCACTGATTTAAACTTCAATGAAAGACAATTAAATATATTACTTGACAAGGCAAAAGAGTTCGCTGAAAAGAGAATTCCTATCATTTACATAGACCACCACGAATATTCTGAAAAAGAATTGGAATTATTATCTGAACTTGAAAATATGTCAAGTGGAAATAAGGTTATAGTTGATACCAAATATTGTGCATCTTATTTAACTGCACAATATTTTGAAAAATTATTAATACCGAGACTTGGTGATGATTTCAAAAACTTCAAAGAAACGATTAACATTATAGATACATATGATGTGTGGAGAACTGAAAGGGAATTATTTCCAAAAGCCTTTATGTTAGATAAGATTTTTTGGATGGAGTTAAGCAGTAAAGGGCAATTAGGTATTATAAATGATTTTATAGATAATAAGTGGAAAATACCTGAGAGATACAAAACACTAGAGGGAAGTTTTCTTGATCAAAAATCAAAAGATTATGAAATATTAAAACCATTAATTTTTGATCAAGATGGTGTTTTCGCTATACCATCAATAAAATACATTGGTGACGTTAGATTTGATTTTCCAGATAGAAAAATTTATATCGGTTTTTCTTTAGATAAATCAAAAATATCAGTTAGAGTAGATGAAAAATACACTACATTTAAACAAGCGATAATTGATGACATAATAAATATGCCTGAAGTTTTAGCATCAGGTGGTCATAATTTTGCATTTGGTATTACTCTTAATGATGTAAAATTTGTAGAAAAAGTAGTAACAAGAGTGATTGAAAAATCACTCGAATTAACGAGAGGAAATTAAATGTATGAAATTTTTAAAAGCGAATTTGGAAAAAATTATTCCGTTAAGGAAAAAGATTATTTCAAATTGTTAAATCCGAAAACATTTTTAAGATTTTTAAAACTTAGGAAGTCAGAAAAATTCACAATAAAGGAATTTTTACTCATTGATTATGTTTTAGATTTAGAATATTCATATTCCATAAATCGTTTAGAGTTATTTGATGTATGTAACAGTTGGAATAATGGATTTTTCAATTTACATTATAGGGAAATAAGAAAAATATAAAAGTTTAAACAAGGGTGAAAATGGAAACTGAAATAGAACGATACATATTAAAAGAATTACTTTTTAATGAAATATATTTTGGTAAAGTATATTCTATATTGGATGGAAAACATTTTGAAATGATTGAATTTCAAACGGTTTTTTCATATATAAAAAAGTTTGTAACAAAACATAATAAATCACCAAATATTAAGGAATTTGTTTTATATCTCCAAAATTCAGAAGTCGAGGAAAATACAAAAACACAAATCAAAGAAACTCTTCAAGGGTTGATTTCAGATGAAGCTAAAATTGATGTGAATGTTTTACTAAAAGAAACTGAAGAATTTGTACAAAAAGCAGAATTAAAAGAAGCTATTTTAAAATCTGTTGATATTATTCAAGGTGGTGGCGACTTTGATGAAATCACCAGACTAATTTTAAATGCTCAATCTGTAAAAATTGATAGTGATTTAGGAATTGATGTTTTCAATGATTTACAAAAGAAATATGAATTTTACACAAAATTATTCAAAGGCTATCTAACAGGTATTGAACCAATTGACAATACATTGGGTGGAGGTTTTAAAGAGAAGACATTATCGGTGGTTTTAAGCCCCTCTCACGGTGGTAAATCAACCTTTTTAATGGCTCTTGCTGGAAATTATGCTACTAGGAAACTTGATGTTGTTTATTTCACACTTGAAATGCCTGAGGAAAGCGTATCAAGGAGAATTGATAGTAACATTATAAGAACACCATCTAATGATATTGACAAAATGTCCTTTGATGAATATAAAAATAAATTTCCAAAAGAATTAGGTAACTTATTTGTGAAAGAATTTTCTTCAGGGAGTTTATCCGTCTTAGGTATAAAAACATATTTAAAGGAATTATTCACACAAAAAGGGAAAACTCCAAAGATAATTATAATTGATTATTTGTCTTTATTAAAAAGTGATAGAGTGTCTTTGAGTAAAGCTGGTGGTTACCTTTATTATAAAGCAATAGCTGAAGAATTACACGGATTTGCTAAAGAATATGGGGTTGCTGTAATTACTGCTCAACAACTCGGTAGAAGTGCTTTTGATAATATAGAAGCTGGTGCTGATGAAGTTGCCGACTCAATTGGCGTTATACAAACTGCCGATATAGCTTTTGGTTTATTATCGAATGAAACGCTAAGAGGAGAAAATCAAGTTATTGTGAATTTTTGGAAAAATAGATACACTGGATTATTGGATAAATACCCTCTTAATGTGGATTATAGTATGGCAACTTATTGGGCAACTGATGAAGCTAACACAATGACAAAACAAGTAGAAATTACAACACCAAAAGCTGGTGATGGTTTTAAATTTCAAATGTAAGGTGAAAAAATATCTTTGAATTATAAATAACTGTATAATATTAAATTCAAAGGAAAAAATTATGACAAAAGAGGATTTCATTTCAAGCTTTTTTGAAAATCAAAGAGCTGACAGACGAAAAACAGTTGATAAAAAGACTGGTAAAAAGATATGGAAATATACTTGCCCAAAGGATTTTAAAGTAGATAAATCGGGTGCAAAACCAGTTTGTGTGAAAATGGCAGCAAAGGAAATAATTGCAAAACAAAAAGCATCTAAAAAGATGGTAAGAAATAAAAAAGCACAAGGTGGTGCTCTAGCTAAAAAGATAGCAAAAGCTAAAAGAAAAACAATGATAATGAAAAAAAGAGTTGGTTTAAAATAAAATTAGGGGATAAAATATGTTACGAAATATTGTAGAAAATATAGATGAAAACCAAAACGCTGGATATTCAATGATGGATGGTTTCTTTGATAGAAGTAATTACAAAGTAGGAAAAACATTAAATGTTGGGGAAATTTGGGGTGAAGAAGATTATCCTGATGATGTTGTAATTGTTTTCGATGATAAGGAAAAGGTTAGAGTAGGAATAGCTGGAAAAACAAGAATAGTTCGAACATTAAAAGATGGCATAACACTATTGAAAACGAGTTATGGTATAAAGATAAATTTAAAAGATGAATTTTTTCTTAAATTTTTAGATTTAACTGGATTATCAATTTAATTCAAATTTGACACCTTAAGCCTTAAGCTTAGGGTGTTGAATGTTTTTTTAAAATACTTATTTCAGGCGTTTTTAAAAAACATTCTCATTTAAGTAAATGTTAAGTTTAATTAGGTATAATATACTTATAAATTTAATACAAGGATAAAAAAATGGCTTTTGATAGAAGTAAATGGGATATAGGTGGAGTTGTGAATACGGATAAAAAAATGAGTCAAGATTTAAGTGATTTGCGTGGTGAGGCTGTTTTTTCTGGAGAAATAAGCAGTTGGTCTATTTCTGGAAATGAAAACAGATGTGGTATTGCTGCTGTAGCTGATGTTTCTGAGGATGTAGTTGCTATTGCTGGTATTGCTGCTGCTGTAGCTGATGTTTCTGGGAATGTTTCTGAGGATGTTTCTGTGGGTGTAGCTGATGTGGTTGCTGGTGCTGTTGATGTGGCTGCTGGTGTAGCTATAGCTGGTGCAGTTGCTGATGTGGTTGCTGGTGTAGATATAGCTGATACAGTTTCTGATGTAGTTTCTGATGTAGTTTCTGATGATATTGCTGATTTTCTTGACGAAGTAGTTGATGAAATTGGAGACGATATTGGTGATTACCTTGATGATGTCTTTGACGAAGTATCTGATATTGTTTCGGATATTTTTTAAAACATTCTCATTTAAATAAAGAGTAGAAATAGAAAAATAGAAATAAAGGTAAAAAAATGACTTATAATTTAAATGATTTTCGTGGTGAAATTATTTTTTCTGGAGAAATAAGCAAATGGGATATTTCTGGGAATAAAGTAGCCAATGTGGTTGATGATGCGGTTGATGATGCACTTACCGTTGCAGGTATAGTTGCAGGTGTGACTGGCGTTGCCAGTGTTTCTGTTGCTGGTGTTTCTGAGAATGAAGCTGAGATAACCGATTCAGCTGATGTTGCTGATTTAGTTGCTAGTGTGGTTGGTATTGGAAGTTCAATTGATGATATTGGTGATTTCCTTGGAGATGCCTTTGGCGAAGTATCTGATATTGTTTCGGATATTTTTTAAAAAACATTTACTTAAGTAAATGTTAAGTTTAATTAGGTATAATATACTTAAAAATTTAATACAAGGTAAAAAAATGAAAATAGAAAGAGATTTATACGGTGCTGATGCTGATGGTAACAGAGGCATAGATGTGGTTTCGGTTGAACTTGATGATAGTCCTGAAGAAAGAGAGGAAATTGTTGAGAAAATATATGAAACTTTTTTAGACGGTAGAGTTTCTGGAACAGTTGAAATTGAATTAGAGGGTTATGATGTTGAAGTATATATTGAGGATTACCTTGACGAATTAAAAGAAAGCGTTTTGAACGACGGTGACGCACCAATTGAGAGTATAGAATTTTTGGCTGAAGAGCTTGATGATGATAACTTGGTGGAGGAGTTCAAATTAAGAAATCACATTTTATAAATGAATGATGAAATAAAAATGAAAACAACAAAAATTATAGCAACAGACAAAACAATAAAAATAATTGTTGAAGATGAAATTAAAAGGCTTGGGATTAGAGCTGATTTTAATCATATTGATGTTAGTAGTGTAACTGATTTTTCAAGATTATTCCAAAGGAGATATTTCTATGGTAATATATCTAAATGGAATGTATCAAATGCTATTAATATGGAAGCTATGTTCGCATCTAGTGATTTCAATGGGAATATATCTGATTGGAATGTTAGTAGGGTAGAAAATATGGAGGATATGTTTTATGGTAGTGGTTTCAACGGAAATATATCTGAGTGGGATGTTGGGAATGTAAAATATATGTGTCATATGTTTGCAGATAGTGAATTTAATAAAGACATTTCTAAGTGGAATGTATCTAGTGTAAAAAGTATGTTTGGTATGTTCTCATTTAGCGATTTTAGTCAATCAGAAATATGTGATTGGAATGTTAGTAATGTTAAAAGTATGGAGGATATGTTTTATGGTAGTAAATTCAACAGAGATATATCTGAGTGGAACGTATCTAATGTAACTAATATGAGCAAAATGTTCTATAATAGTAAATTCAAAAAAGATATTTCTAAGTGGGACGTGTCTAAAGTAACTGATATGAGTAATATGTTTGGGGATAGCGTTTTTAATAAAGATATTTCTCAATGGGATGTGTCAAAAGTAACAAATATGTGTGCAATGTTTTGCTCTAGTAAATTCAATCAAGATATTTCTGAGTGGGATGTATCTAGCGTAACGAATATGAAAAGTTTGTTTTTAGAAAGCATATTTGATGGTGATATTTCTCAATGGAATGTGTCTAATGTAATCTTTATGAACCTTATGTTTGCTTATAGTGATTTTAATAAAGACATTTCTCAATGGGATGTATCTAGTGTAAAAGAAATGAACTCTATGTTTTCAAATAGTAAATTCAATAAAGACATTTCTGGTTGGAATGTTAGGAATGTAACTGATATGGGACATATGTTTGAAAACGCTTATTTTACTGGAAACTTATCTCAATGGAATGTAAAAAATGTAAAATTTTTCCAAGACATTTATAAAGATTGTCCCATAAAATTTATGTTGAAATCAAGGCTTATTTAAAGAAAATATAATTTACATATAAATTTGGAAATACAAAAAAAAAGGAAAAAGATGAGTGAATTTAAACAAAAATCAGAGAGCGTTAGAAATGAAACTAAGACAATTTTAGCAACTGATGTAACAATAAAAGAGATAGTTGAAGATGAAATAAAAAAGTTAGGTAATGAAGCTGATTTAAATCACATCGATGTGTTTGAAGTAACTGATATGTTTGGATTATTCTCTTTTTCAAAATTCAACGGAGATATATCTCAATGGGATGTCTCCAAAGTAACAAATATGAGAGAGATGTTTCGCGAAAGTAAATTCAACGGAGATATATCTCAATGGAACGTTAGAAATGTAACTTTAATGGGTTCTATGTTTTGTGGAAGTAAATTCAACGGAGATATATCTGGTTGGGACGTATCTAATGTTGAAGAAATGGATTTTATGTTCTTTCAAAGCATCTTCAACGGAGATATTTCTGAGTGGAACGTGTCTGGTGTAAAAGAGGGTATGGTGGGTATGTTTGCTCGTAGTGAATTTAATCAGGATATTTCCAAATGGAATGTTTCAAATGTAACTCATATGTCTAATATGTTTAGTTATAGCGTATTTAATCAGGATATTTCCGAATGGAACACAAATAAAGTGGAATGTATGGGTCATATGTTTTGTAATAGTGCTTTCAATCAAGATATATCTCAATGGGATGTGTCAAAAGTAACAAATATGTGGGGAATGTTTCAAGATAGTAAATTCAATAAAGATATTTCTCAATGGGATGTATCAAATGTAAAAGATATAAGCAGTATGTTTAAAAATAGTGAATTTAACGGAGATATATCTCAATGGAACATCATCAATGTTAGTAATTTTCGAGGCATATTTCACAAATGCACAATAAAAGATGAATTTAAGCCAAGATTGAAATAAGTGCATAAATAAGAAAGGAATAAGATGGAATTTAAACAAATGCTAGAGAGCGTTAGAAATGAACCTGAAACAATTTTAGCTTCAAATAAAACAATTAAAGATATTGTTGAAGATGAAATAAAAAAGTTAGGTAATGAAGCTGATTTAAATCACATCGACGTTAGTAAAGTAACTGATTTTTCAAGATTATTTAAAAAAAGAGATTTCAATGGAAATATATCTAAATGGAATGTCTCAAATGCTACTGATATGGAGGGGATGTTCTCATCTAGTAAATTCAACGGAGATATTTCTGAGTGGGATGTATCAAATGTTATTAGTATGGAGGATATGTTTTATAAAAGTAAATTTAATCAAGACATTTCAAAATGGAATGTGTCTAATGTAGCGTATATGTGTTTTATGTTTTCAGAGAGCGTATTCAATGAAAACATATCTAATTGGAACGTGTCTAATGTAAAAGATATGTTTAATATGTTCTCCTCAAGCGTTTTCAATAAGGACATATCTGAATGGTGTGTCAGAAATGTTATTAGTATGGAGAAAATGTTTTATAAAAGTAAATTCAACGGAGATTTATCTGGGTGGGATGTTTCAAAAGTATTCAATATGAGTGAAATGTTCCATAAAAGTAAATTCAATAAAGACATTTCTCAATGGAACGTATCTAATGTAAAAAATATGTGCTTTATGTTTTCAAATAGTGTATTCAATAAAGACATTTCTCGATGGAACGTATCTAATGTAAAAAATATGTGGGGCATGTTTTATAAGAGTAAATTTAATAGCGATATATCTCAATGGAATTTATCACATATAACTGATATAGGAAGTATATTTGAAAATAGTGAATTTAATCAAGACATTTCTAATTGGAATGTATCCCACATAAGATTTCATAATAATGCATTTAAAAATTGCAAAATAAAAGATGAATTTAAACCTAAATTTAAATGATAAAAACAAAAAGAAATAAGATGGGATTTAAGCCAAGATTGAAATAAGTGCATAAATAAGAAAGGAATAAGATGGGATTAAAGGAAATGTTAGGGTTTGCGGAATATATACCTAAGACAATTATTGTTTGTGATAAAACAATAAAAATAATTGTTGAAGATGAAATAAAAAAGCTAGGTAATAAAGCTGATTTAAATCATATTGATGTGTCTAAAGTAACTAGTATGTGTGGCGTATTCTCTCATTCCAAATTCAACGGAGATATTTCAAAGTGGAATGTCTCTAATGTTACTGATATGCTTCTTATGTTTAATTATAGTTCATTCAATGGAGATATTTCTGAGTGGAATGTATCAAATGTAACTGATATGACAATAATGTTTTGTGGAAGTAAATTCAACGGAGATATTTCTAAGTGGAATGTTTCAAATGTATCTAATATGTGGGGAATGTTTCATTCAAGTAAATTCAACGGAAATATATCTGAGTGGGATGTTTCAAATGTAACTGATATGCGTAATATGTTTTGTGAAAGTAAATTCAATCAAGATATATCTCAATGGGATGTATCAAATGTACAATCCCATAAAGACGCATTTTAAAAATGCAAAACAAAAAATGAATTTAAACCAAAATTCAAAATATGGGATTAGTCCTCTAAATTAAAAACTCAAAGGGAGATTTTTGTACATCTTCCCTCTTCTTAAATGTTTAACGAAACAAATCTTCAAGTTAAACAATTCCTCCAAATAAAAACAAACCTTTTAAATGAAATTTTTCTATTGCCCCAACTAAATTTATTTTTATAAAACAAATATAAAAGGGGTTTTTTATTTTTCTTATTATATATTAGAATACACTTTTTTATTTTTCTTATTATATATTAGAATACACTTTTTTATTTT